GCAGCTATTGCAATCTAAGCAACCTTGGCATTCTGCACATGTCATCGAATCGCTAAACGGCCCCGTGTGGCGGCTGGCATTTTTAGCTAAACAGCTTTTAGGGTCTGAAGGGTTAATTGTCCAACACTCGCCATGAGCTACAAATGTTGAAGTGCTGGCAGGCAAATCATTCTCATGCACAAATGCTCTATGGTCGCTACTACCGCTGCACGGCGTAGCCTCTACCCAAACTTTGCAATCGCAGTATCTAAACCATGTCATACTGCACAACTCCCATCTACAGCGTTCACAGCTTGGAATACATAAGCAGGTTCGCCGCTGCTTGAACTTGAGCCAGAGCTACTTGAACTGTCGGCAACGCAATCAGGGCAGGAATACATTATTACCACAGCGCCTGTTCCTATAGGCTTAATCTCTACGCCTGTCGGCAAGTTGGCTACATTAACGCCGTTGCCTTGTATTCCAGAACCGGAATTATTAGCTTCTATAGTGTTATAAGCAGTGCCGGTTATCGCGCCCTGTTTAGTTGCGAAGTTACCATCAGTTTGGTATTTAACCTCCGCAAACGTATAAGCCCACTTGTTAGTACCGTTAGAACTGCTGCCGGTTATCTTGGCATAAAAAATGGATGGCATTGCTGATTTTGGATAAGCAAAAAGCCATTGGGTTTTGTTTTGGTCATCCGTCGCCCGAAAGATTCGTACTATCTTTCCAACAGGGACAACCGGATTATGATTATCCTCGACTACTTGCGGCAAGTTGCCGACCGCGCCGTCAAAAATCAACGGATCGATTAATGACACCGGCGTACCGTCAGATTTTACCCCCTTAATTTGCGTTGCTTTGTACGCCCCGTCTGTGTCGCCTTTGCCGGTGATTTTGACGAGTAATATCTTTTCCAGTCGATTCCCAAGTCGCACCACAGCCCACTTTAAGCCGGTTCCGCTCTGTTTCCAGAGGATTTGCGCAGAGCCGGCGGCAGCGCTTTGTAAGTACACTTCGCCGCTACCACCAGAGCCGCTACCGCCATCATCGCCAGGCACTTCGGCGAATTTATCCGTAGTATTTTGGACATCAATTTTGCAGATGCACACACCTTCTACCGCCGCTTTTCCCATGGCGCCCGCGGCGATCGGCTCTAAAGCGATTGCGAATTTGCCGGCATGTTTGGTCGAGTCAATTTCTGTGCCGTTAAGGGCAACACCTCGGCGAAATTCCGGCTCATTGTCGCCTGGGTCAACCGTGGATGTGTCTATGCCTAAAATTTCAAAGATGCTAATGTCGCTGGCTGTGGTGTTTTTAATCAGCACACTTTCGCCGCCAGCCTGTTGGTTTGCCAGGTTAGACAGCTTGCCATTGGCAAACGCATCCGCCACGTCCATGGCGCCATTCCAATCTGCTGCGGGCAGTTGCAATTTTTGGCCAGGATGTACGTGTTGGAAGCTCATTTATTTTGTAGGCCAGGTTTTAGCCTGGCGATTATTTTGGTTGTTTGTGCCATGCTAAAGCATGGCCTACGTTATAGCTGGGAAAAATCTCCGCGTTCATATACTTTTTCGACATAAGCTGCGGTCGGTTGTTGGACGACCGCTTTAGCATTGGTGTCATCTTTGGGCGCGTAATGCACCCAGAAATAATCCCAGCCATCTTTGCTGATTCCGGTAATGTCGCCCACAACCAGTCCGGTTTGATTGGGGCTACCAGCAAAGTTGTAAGTGACAGCCCAAGGACCGTCACCATGTTTCGATCCTGTGGCGCCCAAGAATAAACACTCGCCCGCAGCCAACCCTTTAAATGTGGCGTCATTCACTTTCCCCGTTAAAGCAAAGAGCGTGTTTTTATAAGCTTGGGAAACCGTAGCGAAATAATGGGTTTCTGAAAAATGATAGGAATGCACAAGAATATCTGTGCCATTGACATTGCCGTTGTTATAGCCTATCGCACCTTTGTAATCTGGGGCGGTTTGCCCGCTTGGGGCGTAACTATTAACCGTACTAAGTGATTGGTTAATGTGCTTTTGTTGACCGCCTATTTTAAATTGATAGCTGGGGTCTTGATTGGGCTGGGGCACTTGTCCGGGCGTGCCGTATGTCGCTGTGCCTGTGTAGCCTCCGCCAGAGATGCCGGCGATTTCATCGACCTTAGTATCTTTGCGAAACAAGCCCTGATAGCTTGTCGGAGCTGTAGCATCTAGTTTTGATTTAGCTACGCCCGCATCTTCGGTGCCTAAGATAATATAAAGTAGCTCTCCGGATTTTTCGCCCAGTTGTCTTCCGAATTTTTCTTGTATTGTTACTGCCATTGTTTTATAATGTGGTTATGGAATTATTCGTTTCATTTTTAGCTTTGCTTTTTTTACTGGCGGTGGCCGGTTCGGTTGTTTTGGGTTTTATCCAGTGGATTCGCATTTTGTTTAAGTAAACGCGCCACCTCCTTCATTTTCCAGCCATTTGTAAATTCGCTCGACAAATTTAGCCGTGTCAGCGGTGTTTCCTTCTGTTTTTTCTTGCGTTGTGTCTTTTCTGACAAATGTCGCGCCAAATCTTTGCGCCAGCGCTGCTGTGGCAAATGAACCGCGGGCGGTGGCTTGGGCTTTATCCAACCCTGCATTTTGCTGTTCGAGCAATTGTTTACGCAGCTTGAACTCCTTTTTGACCAGCGCTATAGATTGACCGTTGGCTTTGGCTTTGGCGATAGCCTCTTTTTTGTGCAAGGATAATAGCGCTTCTTGTTGTTTTTTGCCAGACAAATTGGTTTTAATTTGCAGCTCGGCGATTTTTTGGCGACGGGTTAAATCGGCCTGCCCGCCGGCACCACTTTTTGCGTTTTGCTTGGCTAGTTGCTTTTCTCGACTGCGGGCGGTTTCCATTTGCGCGATCAAAGCTTTGGCGTTGGCACCGTATGTTTGGCGGGCACGTTTTTCTTCATGGTCATATTTTTGATCGATAAGCGCAATTTGCTGAGCCAACCCTTTTTTACTTAGTTTTATGCGTAGCGTGGCTATTTTTTGCGCCAGATCAGCGCGTTTTTGATTGAGCTGTTGAGTTTGGGATATAGTTAAACCGCCAAGTGAATTTTTGTTATTAGTTGTCGAGCCTGTAATCGCATTTTTATCGCCTGAATTTAAGGCTTTTAATCTTGCCAGTGTTTTGTTTAATTTGTTTTGCGCCGCGCGAATACGGTTGTTAATGTTTACGCTGGGATCGCCAAAACCTAAAAGCTCGCTTCCGCCGGCTATAGCGTTTTGGAAAAAGTTGTGGGTATTGTTGTGTAGTTTGGTTTCCAGCTGTTTAATATTGGCTTTTTGTTCGCTGATTTGTGCTTGCAGTTGTTGTTTGGCAGCTTTAGACATTTGGGCGTTCAGCTTTTTTTGGGCTTTCGATAAGCCGTTAATTTTGCCTGTGGTTTTGTCCACACTCAAGCCTAGGTCGCCATACCGATCAGTTAATTTTTTAATAATATTTTGCGCTTCTTGTTGCTGCGCGGCTGTTTTGAACTGAATGTCGTTAAGCCTTTTAAGCTGTTTTAATCGAGCCAGGTCGTTGGCTCGTTGTTTGTCGCCAGCCGTTAGCTGTTTGCTCATCGCGTCCGAAAGTTTAGCGGTGTAGCTGGTGGCATAATTAGCCGCGATACCTATGGCAGTAATTGCCGCGGCTATGCCGGCGATGGTTAGAATAATCGGATTAGCCAAAAGAAAAGCAAACGCGGTATTCAGGCCAGTAACAGCGGTGGCTGCAATCGGCAGTACCAGCCCCAGCGAGGTTAAGGCGACTCCCAAAGCGCCAACTCCGGCCACAACGATGCCCACCGTCGCGGCTACCGTGCTGTTGGCCCGGATGAGCTTAGCGAAAACAGCAATCACCGTGGCCGCTTTGCCGATGATTGCGGTTAATATCGGCGCCAGTGCTGAGCCAATATTATTGGCCAACTGACTAACTGTGCTACTAACTAATTCCAACGCTTTGGATAGCTTGATCGCATTTTTAGCGTCTTGCTTGGTCATTACCACTCCCATCGCTTTGGCTTGAGCGGTGAGCTTGTTGATTCCATCGGCTCCCTGGTTAATCAGGTTAATCATTTCACGCCCCTGACCGCCAAATATCGAATCAATGGCAAAGTTTTTATCCGCCTTGGTTGGCAGTTTGCTGATGGCCGCGGCGATTTTAGTAAATGCCTTGGCGGGGTCTTCTTGCTTGAGCCGCTTGGCACTTAAACCCATCAATTGAAAAGCATCATAAAGCGCGCCGCTGCCCGTGTTGGCGGCTGTGGACATGCGCAATTCCATTTCTTGTAGATTTTCGTTGAGCGCATCCACCTCGGTGCCGGTTTGTTTGGCGGCAAATTGTAAGGCGGTTAGGTTTTCCACGGATGTGCCCAGTCGTTTGGCCACTCGCGCACTGTGCGCTCCCATTGATGCAAAATGAACCGTGGCCGCGGTCATCGCTGCGATGGCTGGCGCGGTGGCCGCAGATATTGACAAGCCAATCTTTTTGACTTTATCGCCAAAATGTTTAACGGCGCCCTCAGCGTCGCGCAGGCCTTGTTTTAATTTTTTGTCGTCTGCGGAAAGGCCATAAACCACGTGACCTGCTTTGATTTTTCCAGCGATGGCCATTTTTTATCCTTTCTTATCAATAAACACTTTTTTGAGCATATTCATACTTTCCTTGCTCGACATTTTTGTTGGTTTCTTGGGCTCGGCAAACGGGTCAAAATCTTGCGGGCGGGCCAGCGGCTTTTTAGGATCGCGGTTGATATTCAACAAGATAGCCAGCACGGCGCTGGTCGCTTGCTAGATTGTTTTTTGTTTGCCTGTTGCCATCCATACTAACTCTCGTAAGCTGTATTTTTCTGGTTCTACGCCGGCTACGCCCGCCAGCTCGTAAATCACTTGCCAGGTTCCGGGTTCGTTAGTTCCAATATTTGTTGATTGTCGATCATCTTGACCTTTTCGCTGGCTTGCTGTATCGACATTTCCATCAGCGCGGTTTGCTTTGCAATCGCCTGAACCAGTTCCGCTCTGCCCAGGCTCTGGAAAAAATCCGACAAGCCTTGCCAGAATGCCTCTGTTGCATCCGCAATTGCTTGTCCGCCCATCGCCTGGCCGAACGCCACGTCTGTGATTTGAGCTTCTTTTGCTTGCGGTTCAACGAGCACAAATATCACGTCAAAGAGCAACACCAGATCGAGTTGCAACCGCGAGATTAGCGGCGTGCCATCTTTGTCTGGCTCGGTCAGATTGAGTAGGTCAATATCCAGCGTGTTTTTTACCCGCTTGATGTCGGCGATGGTGGGGTTGATTTGCCAGATGCGTTGTTTGTTGTCTTGGAAGTTGCTCATATCAGTGTTCAGTGTTCAGTTACCAGTGTTCAGTTCTACGCCGCTCGGCGGCTGATACTGGACGCCCAAAATTCGTCTAATTTTTCCAGCCATTCGTCAAACGCCGGCTGCATAAACGGCCGGGCTTCGTAATGGGCTTTCACTTTTGGCGCGTCGCTGGCGTGGAAGTAAATTGCTTTGTTTATGTGCCCGGTTACTTTGTTAGGATTGAGCCAGGTAATTTCTGCTGGCTTGCCGCGCTTTTTGGTTTTTTTTCCCAGCCAGAATTGGGTAGTAACATCGCCGCCCTCTTCTAAAAGCTGGGGAACGGTTACTCCGCCATACGGTGAGCTGTTTAGCCCTACCGGCCCGATGATAATTGATTGGCGAAACCGATCGTAGTAGTACAGGATGTTTTTTATCTCGTCGCTATGGGCACTAGGCGGCTGACCAGGTTCGGATACTTTTTTTCGTCGGCGGATTGAACGCCTGGCCGTTTTGCGTACAAACCCGCCAAAGCGGCTAAGCACTTTAGCCGTTTGCCTATCAATTTCAGCTAACACTTTGGCTCTATCAAAGAATAAGTCTTTGGCAGTGGCTGATTTTATATCTAGTTTTATGAAATCTTCGCTCATAATATTTTTTGTTTAAGTGCTTAACCAGGCGATATATTCAGAAGGCACAACCGTAACGCTGGCGGTCATCACATCTTCAATCGGTTCGTTGCGGGTGAAGTTGGTAACCATAAAGTTGGCTGCCAGACCTTCGCCTGTAGCAACATCCTCGCTCATTACCGCCATTGCAACCATATCACCATTCAAATAGGCATCGCGCACGGCTTGGAAGGCTGTGTCATCTTCTTCCCAGTTCATGGTGAAGTCTATCGATCCCTCGCGCAATATTGCCAGCTGGGCTTTCCAGCCGTTGTTGGCGCGTGTGGTGCCGTCAGCTGTTCCTGTGCTCAGATTGAGCGTGACATCTTTGGCGTTGGTAATCTCTGTCCAGCTGTCAGCCGTTGTAGGCGTAGCAGTCAATTTAGCGGAGAGATAATATAATTTTCCGTCCATTCCCAATTTCATAATTTTTCCTTTCGGTTTGTGTCATTCCCGCGAAGGCGGGAATCTACGTTTTGTTTTTATGCGGATACAGTCCGCTTACTTCGCTGCGCTACGTGCGCGGCTCTTTACACTGGCGTTAGCGCCAGATATTCGATGCTTACGACTGAGGTTGTTTGCCCAAGTTCACGCAGGTGCTGGGGTGAAGCGGTCGGGTTGTTTTGCACGCTTTGCACAGCCAGGGCGTGACTATCAGTTGTTATTTGCTGGTCTTGCGCCCAATCGGCGATTTCTTCGGCCAAGGTAATTACCTTGTCTTGTCCATCTTCATCGTCCAGCACAGTTTTTTGCGCCACAGCAATATCTACCTTTAAAGTTCGCCTCACCTCGCCGCGCGTTTCCCAGCTTCGCGTATCGGTGCGCGGCGCTACAACCACATGCAAATCTGCCATCTCTTTAAGATCAAAGGTTGGCGCCAGCTTGCGATAAGCGGTGAAGACTTGGCTGAATACAGAGGTGTTGTTTAACGCTGCGACTAAAGCATCTGCGGTGTCAGTTAGTAAACTCACCTTAAGGCTCCTATGGCTGTGGTAATAATTATTGTTAGCGCTGAGCCAACTGCCGTGAAGGTGCAACCAATCATCAGCCAGCTCAATCTTTTAATCGACGACGACCAATTTTCCAATAAGGCCAGTCGCGTCTTAATCCCTGGCGCTCCGTTGCCATTTAGGGCATATTCGATCCGCGCTAAGGATTGTTTTATTTCTTTGAGTTCTTGGTCACGATTATCCATTTGGTCAACTCTCATCAATCAGTCTGGTAAATACTCTTATCGTTGAGCGCCCCGCATCTGAATATTGCCAGTCCGGCACACTTCCGCCAGGCGAGGTAATTTCGTAAGTGCGGCTGACGGCAGCGTCAATTTCAACAATCAAATCACCACGTTGGGGCTGTGTTTTAACGTTACTTAAAACTAAATCTTTAGCGGAAAAAAGATATTGACGAACACGCACTTTTTCGACCACACCGTAATCCGTTGCCACATCCACATTTCGATCGCCAACGGCGGCGGTGAGTGTTAAAGACTCACCGCCGCGTTTGTAGGTGATTTGCCGGCCCGCAATATCGCGGATGCTCGACAGTCCTTTGGCTATCTGTTTTGCGAAGTCACTCATTATTAAGTAAGTAAGTCTTCGGTGTTAGTGATTCCAAGAGTGGCGTAAATCGGGATACCCTCAACCTCAGTGGGTGTGGGCGCCGGTGCGCCAGTGGCATTGGTGGCTGTGCGGCTACTTCGCAATTGTTTACGGCTGCGATAGCTCATAAACATGCCGTCCGGCGCGACGCCGTAGTTTTCACCAAACAGCGAAATCGCGTCATAAAGCAAATCATCGGTCAAGCCCTTGCCGGAATCCTCTGTAATATTGGCGATTCTGACAATCGATTTGTGGTTGGTGATTTGCAAGCCGGCGTAGCCTTCGACAGCCTGCGCTTTACCCATGTAAGGGTTAGAGCTGTTATCGTAAAGCTGCTGCTCGGTGACCTCGCCAGCTGTGATTTGGCCATCGTTTCCCCAAGCTAAGCAAGCGTCTTGAGTTCCAGATTTGACCAGGTAAACACTGGAGCCAGTCGATGCGGTCGAGCCGCCAGCGTCAATCACGCCATCGCCTGAAGCGCTGGTAAACAGCGAGTTGGCGCCCGTAAATCCATTGGCGTCATTGTCCGTGCCGTTCCAGATTTGGCTTTGCAGCTCTTTTAAGGCGGCGAGCAAATGAGCTTGTTGTAGCTCAGCAACCGGATCGCCCCAATCTACGCCGGTTAAGGCTGCGTTATCGGCGTCCCAACTGGCATCTAAAAATTTACATTCCACGCTTCGGGCGGCGATTGTTCCAGCGCTGCGGCTGCGGCCCGAGTTAATATCTCTAAAACCGGCGCTGGGCAGCGCGGTGCGAACCAAAGTTTTATAGGTTGTTTTAGATACCGGCGAAGCGGCGAAAAACGCCAGTTCGGGAATCTGTTTTGAAATTTCGACAATCTGACCAACGATTTCTTCGCTGGAGTTGATTGCCACGACATCTGCTGAGGTTAGTGCAGGCATGTTGTTTTCCTTTCTATTTTCCCGATTTCTCGGGATTGGTTATTAAAGTTATCGCAGTTTTTACGCTGCGGTATTTTGCTTTTGTTGCATGTCAAGCGCGCGTTTTGCGCGCTCCTCGTCGCCATCAAAAGCTTTGGTTAGTTTTTCCAGACGCTTTTGCTCTGGAGTCGGTTCAGCCTCCTCTCCCTGGTCGGAAAATTCAACAGCTTCGTCAGCGCCGCGGTCGGCGGCTTTTAAACGGGCCTCAAGATCGGCGATTTTTTCATTTTGTTTAGCAAAATGTTGCTTCATCGCTTCTTCCATCGACAACCCCTTGGCAAAGTAAACCGCGCCAGCCTGTTCGCCGAATTGCTCCATAAACTCTTGGCCTGGAGCTTTTGCGGTCTGGTCTTTGCTGTCGTCAGTTTCAGATAGCTGCTTAGAGCTATCATCGACAACTTCAGATTCGGTTTTGGCTTCTACGGCTTCGCTGGCTTGAGCAAGCTCGCCAGTTTCTGCCTCTGCCGTTTCGGTTTGGATTTGGTCATCGACTTTTGCTTCGACCTGATCACTCACTTTTGTTTTCTCGTCTTTTTCAGACATAATTTTTTCCTCATGTTTAGAGTTATTAAATACGCCAACGCTTACTTTTCGCTGGCTGGTAAATTCGGATTTGGTGTTTGAATCCTGACCATAAAGGCAAAGCGCCACACCACGCAAAGGCCATTTGCGGATGATGATGCCCGGGCCGGTGAACTCATAACCATTGACCTGGGCAACTTGGTTCTCGCCGATCTCCTCAATTTGCACATCATCACCGGCAAAGTTGATCGACGCCTCAAAAGGTACGCCTTGATGGGCTTTATAAATCACCTCACTGGCAATATCATTTTCACCATAAGGTGTCAAAGCGCCAGAGCAAACCAAATCACCGCTGTCAGTATTAAATTTATTTAAATAACCAATCGGCTGTTCCTGGCGGTGGATGTAATCAATGGGCAGCCGCTGGCGGTTTAAGGTCATGCCGCTTAAATCGTGCACAACACGCCCCCAGTACCAGTGCTCTACAGGTTTGCCGCTGCGCGCCAGCATGGTGATTGGGGCGGTCTTGGAATTTTCGCCGTTGTCGCCCACCTCAAAATGGCCAATCGACATTTGAAGTACCTCAGCCGGCACTTCTTTGAAATCTCGGGTTGTTTGTGCATCTGCTGGCATCAGTTGTTTTGCTCCTGGGATGGCGCTACAGCCTCGGGGTTAAAAATCTCGCCTGTCGGCGCGGTCAAAGCCACGCCCAGCTCGTTAATAAAGTCCTGCTCCTCTTTTAATGAACGCGCCACATCGCGGAAGTCTTTGCCGGTGCGCCGGCGAACGACGTCGCTGCGCGTTTCAAATCCGGCGGCTACGGCGCCGACGTCCGCCTTGAGGTCTTTGTTTGGATCCCACCACGGCACACCATCAGGAACCCAGTCCCATTTAAGGTTGTCAAGCGGGAAATTGCGCGGCAGTTTGAGCAGGCCATCTTGAATGAAAAGATTTATGCGCCAGAACGTGATGCGGTCTAAGATTTCTTGCAAATCAGCGCGTTTAGATTTGCAGCTTTTTAGATATTGCATCATCGCCGCGCGGCTGCCGAAAAAGTTGGTGAAGCTTTCGTCATGAAAAGAGTAAGGCAGGTCTAAAGATTTAAGCGACAGAGCAATCACCTGCTGCATGAAATCGGCGAACTGGCTTGAGGGTTGATTACTTTCCAAAAATTCCGCTTTGTCGCCTGGGTCTAAATCCAGAAATTGCGGGCCTTTGTCAAAGTGAATTTGGTAAGGCGTTTTAGGGTTGCCGTATTTATCCAGAGGCTGGTCGCCCTGGGCGCCAAAGTCCAGAGAAGATTCAGTCGTGAAGGTAAGGGCGAACATCTGGGCTACTTTGGCCTTGGCCAGAGCATACTCAACGTTTTCAGATACATCACCAAAGGAATTCAAGGCCGCAGCTATGGGGCTGACTCCGCGAACCTGATCGAAGCGATCCCAGAAGGCGTGTTGCAGAACATATTTGGCGGGAATTTCTGACTTATAGCGAAAGCCGCCTTGTTTGTTGCGTTCGCAGATTAGGTATTTGGTGGCGCGGCCGGCTTTGGTCACTTTGACGCCTTGAACCCATTGATCCGGATTATGTCCCGGTGGTGTGTTGATGCTTGGGTTGCGAACCTTATCGCCCTCGATGGCTTGCAATTTGCCGCTGGATAATTTGATTAAAAAGACATCTCCATCAACGCACCGTTTGGCTTCCAAGATGCGAATCATGCGGCGCAAAGGATGACGTGCGGCTACATCAACATTCCAGGGGCGCGCCCACCAAGTCATTAAATCCTCGATCTGTTTGTTTAGCTTTGGCTCTCCTTCAATATGAGATTGAAAATTGAAGCTGGAAACATAATCAAGGTGCTTGCGAATCGCCCAGGCGGCTAAGGCGAAGTTGCGCTGCAAGTCGCGGGTGGTAGAAACCAACTTACGGCGCTGAGATTGGGGTAAAATAGTATCTTCACTTTTAAGATTAACAGAGCGGCTGCGCCGGCGCGGCGAGTTTTGCGCCGCGTCATAAACGAAAAGCCTGTTTTTAATCGTGTCAATCAATCCCATTTAAGCGTTTTCCAAATTTATTTTGCCAAGCATGGAGCGTTTGCCAGCTTCACGGTCGGCTCGTTTTTCCCAAAAGAGCAATTCCTTCATGGCTTGGTCGCGGCTGTAGTTGATGGTCTGGCCGTCAACGCTGACAGACACCACGCCCACCGGTTGCGCTGCCATAGCATCTTCAATCGCCGTTACCATGTCATCAGCTTTACTCATGTAAACCACTATATATAGATATGAAGGTATTTTTCAACCCAAAATATAGAATAAATCTACTAAGTAGATTTATTTTTAAAAAATGGGCTGTTTTTTTACTTTTTCCGGTTTTCAATAGATACATCCGTGCGAAATTGACCACAATTCAAGCACTGGCAGCGGCGCCAGATGACATGCGTATATCTTTCTCCTTTTTCATTGACGCCGTTCACTACCAGCTCACGTTTTGATAAATATTTACCTCGCTCAGTTGAGCCGCATTTTTTGCAGCGCGACATGACGGCACGGGAAATATCCTTAGCGTTTTTCGCACCTTTGGGGCGGCCGGCTTTCGCTTTGCTCTTTTTAACTGGTTTAGTTTTAGGTTTTGCTTTGGTTTTTGCGGGCATTGTTTAGCTCCTGGTTCAGGGTTAAAAATTAAAAAGTTACTTTTGGTCTTTGGGTTGGTTTTCGCCTTGCAGGCTTTTTAACTGATTCATGGCCGGCGGCGGCCACACCTAAAGTAGAGGCGGCGACCGCGCAGCCGACTAAGCCGTCAAGCCAGTGGTTGTCGCGGGCGGGGCGCAGTTTCCATTCGTCAACTTCGCGATTGCGGCCTGTGACTTTGATGCGATATTCGCTGGTTAGATGCTCGGCGATCATTTGGTGTTCGGCTTGCGAGCCATCGCAAAGCGACAAGCTTCCAGAGTCGCCAAGAGGAGTCGCCCAGCGCGACTGAATATGTGATTTCCAGAGGTTGGCATCAAAGACGATATGTCGCACGGCGCGATTTTGGCCAGTACGGATTCTCCAATGGTGACCGAACTGATCGCCGGGGCGTTTTGGCCACATGCTCATCGGATTTGAGCTGGCGCCGATAAATCGGCCATGTGCCGGCATGACAATGGCAGCGTGTTTGGATTGGCGAGCAAAAAGATAAACCGTATCGGTCGATTCGCCCCAGTTGGCATCTATTAAACAACGCTCGATGCGCAACATGGTTTCGTCCACGCGGCGATATTCTTTGCCAAGTAAATTCTCGCTGCATTTTTCAAGGCCGTTATATATAGCCGCTTCCAAGCCGCCGGTTGAGTCGTCTTGCAAAGTGGGCTTGACGTCTTTGAGTGTGAAATATTGTTTGTCCTGCTTGGGCCATACGCCATAATCAATTATCGCACAGGTAAACCCTTCGCCAAAGCCACATATTGTCCACCACAAAGATGATTTTTGAACATCAATAAAACAAGTTAAATGATCCAAACCAGTCGGCACTTGACCGCGCGGTGTACCATTTGTTTTAGATACAATTTGTTTTGCCGTAAAGATGTCGCTGTTGCCGGCGCCGGCGCGTTTGGGCTGATTTTGATACTCGGCGGCAAAAGAATAAGGGTCGGCCAGCTTTAAATTCATGGCGTGTTGCAAGGCGCTTATTTCGCCTGTTAAATATCGATCCGGCCATTGAATTTTTGCGCCTTTGTCCATCTTTTTGCGATTCTTTTTATAGAAATTAGTCGCCTGGGATATGTCGCCGCGCTCGATTAAAGAGCGACGGCGGATTTGCGCGTACTCATCCCAAAGTTTGGTATCTTTGGGAAATTTATAAACCAGTTTCATGCGCTCGCCAAACCATTGCGGATTCTTTTCGCGGTCTAAGAGTTGATCCGCAACATCGTTTTCCTCGATGACTGTACAAGGAACGGCTATTGCTGTGGTTTTGCCCGGACCGGCCAAGCCGCGGATGGCGCCATTGATGGTGGAAAGTCGGCTGGCGCACTGTGAAGCTGATCGAGCGGATTCGTCGGTTTGTGGGTCATCCAGAATGACCAGTGATGGCCGAACCTCGCTTCCATCAGCGCGCGTGTGTTTGGCGCCGCGAATGTTGCCGGTGATGCCAGCAACTCTAATAATGGTTCCGCTGGCGCGAGAGCCTGGAATTGTTGGGATGACGATTTGATCGGATGACCAGGATATTTGTGTGCGTATGCCGTGATGGTGTTGGCCGGCGCAACGACGCGCTTCGCCATCTAAGCATCGAATCGGATAAATGATTTCCGGAAAATCGGCCAGCAAAAGCTCATTTGTGGAAAGCTCGGTTTTTACAGTTTCTAATCTCGATAGAGCTTCATCACCGGCTGCGCCTATAAAGAATATGAATGGATGGATGCCTTTAAGCAGAGCCCAGATTACAGCGCATTCGCAAAGCGTGGTTTTGCCACTGCCGCGCGGCATGGAAAAGGCGAATTGTAAATTTTCTAAAACACAGCGTTCGATTTTCTTGATAGCTTTTAGATGGTCGTTCGACCATTTAAGAGTGAATTTATATGAAAAATAAATTTCGCAAAGCGCTTGCAAGCTTTGCTCGGCATCTTTGCGGCGCTTGTGGTCAACCACTGGCGGGATGTCGCCGATGTCGCGCCCCGACTGGCTGCGGGCGGCGCTGCGCTGGGCGGCACGTTGTTTGTGCTGGGCGTAGTCGCGGCGCTGTGTGTGTTTGGTTGCTTTAGTCATCTATATTTTTGCGGATTAAATCGGCGGCTATACGGGCATGCTCATGCAGCGGGTAATTTTCGCCAGCCAGCTCCAGGGGCAAAAGATGAGCCGCTATTTTTGCCAGTTCTTCTGATTGCTGCGATTCTTGAGTTTCCTCTTTTTCGACTGTTATGTTGAAAGTTTCGTTAAGACGATTGATTTCTTTTTGCGCAGCTAAGGCAGCTTTGACATCTTGCACTTTTATCGAGCGCGCGTATAAATCGTTGAGACGTAAATATGCCGTGCCTTTTTCATTGTCGCCATCGCGCAGGGCAGCTTGTTTTATAGATTTGCAAGCGTCATCGACTAGTTTTGTAGCTTTTGATTTTTGTTCACCAAGTTTTTCTACAGCCACTTTTTTAGCATCCTCGCGCGAAACGCCGCTGGTCAATATCACAACTAATTTTTCAATCTTTTCTTTTTTAATCACGATGCAATCAACTCCTTCATCCAGTTTTTGTGAAAGTCGTAAAGCTTTTTATCATTACTCACAATGTATTGCTCGAGTCGCGGATTGCTGGTTAGATTGGCAGAACCTTCGATTGTTAAAAATTGATTGGCTTTGGTATTTTTCAAGAGCACGACTTTGGCGTGATTGCGCGATGCTTTGAACTCGCCATCGCGCTTTTGAATCTCATTTAGCAAAAAAGAATAAACCGCACTTTCACGACGCTTGAAATAAAGCCCTGTAAGCATGTGGATTTTTCCACGTATGATTTTATTGTCTGCCAGCTCTATCAACTCAACGCAATTGCTGCGGCTGGCAGTCCAGGTCGAACACCAAAGGTCATCCGTGCCGCTCATCATTTGGCAAATGACAGGACACCAAGTCCAGAAGTCGAATTTTGCGCCGCTGATGATGTGGATTGATTCATTTTGCTTTGGCAGGTCTGGCAGGATTTCTTTTAGACTTTGTTCGCGTTCAAGCTTTCTAAGTTTTAATTTGGCATCGCGCTTTATGGCTTTAGGGTTGGGTATGTGCTGGGTTTCAAGATCATCATCCGTTTGCCCGACAAGATCACCACCGATGATGTCATCGATTAAAGCGTTCGATAAAAGTTCATCATTAAAACCATTCATAAGAAATAAATTTTTGGAAACAAACAAACATTACCAACAAAATCGACTGTTCCCGTTGGAATAAGGGCAGGCCGACAACCAAAGTAGTACCTACACATAATTAGCGGCGCTGGGAGTTGCACCCAGTTCTTGTGGTTATGAGCCACACGGCTTAATTCTTTGCCCTCGCCGCAATAAAGAAGGCGGGCGGGAATCGAACCCGTCTGTGGCATTTAGCTAAGCATTAACCAAGGTTTCTGCCACTTACCAATACCGCCTTACAATGCGCCGCCCAGCAGCGAAGCTGGTAAGAGGGCTTTACCCTACGGCGCTGCCGGCCACGACATTTGACGCAGCCTGATACTGTTTTGGCTCATGGCCAATCAGTGTAGAGACGCACGGCCGTGCGTCTCTACTTCGCCCCAGCAGCTTTTAAAACATCTTTGCGAAATCTCTTTACACATATAAATAATGTGCTGATTACGCCCAGCTCAAAAGTTGCGATTGCAATTGCGATTGTTGCTATAAGTCCCATGATTAAATCTCCTGTTGTTTTTTCTTTGCCCGTTTGTAAGCTGCGGAGTAGGTCGGGCTTGTCCTGGCTGCCGCTATTGATTCTCGTTGTTGTGGCGTCAGCGTCCCCGCTACGTCCGCCGCCGCGTCCAGCGCGGCTTGATGCGTCTGATGGCTGGGGATAAAGCTGGTTATCCAGCCGAACGCCGCTCGCACTGCCGGCAGCGCCCCGCTCATAATCAGCACCACGATCAAGCCGACCACCGCGGCCCCGATTGCCAGCCACTTGAGCAGGTTCGCCCACCATGGCGTGATGTCTTTGACTTTGGTTAGATTGTGCAGCACGTCTTTGATTTTGCTCTGCGTATCCTGACTGCGAGTGATTATTTGGCCAGCCTGATTGCTGGCTTTGGTTAAAAAAGGGCGTGCCGTCTGGCTCACCCCCTTGTCTTTGGCTGTTGCGATGTTGGTCTGGATTGTCTTGGCTGAGGTGATGTTGGCCTGGGAATTGTCATATACGCCAGTCGCGTTGTCGCTGATTTGCTGTGTCGCGCTACATCCGGCCAGCAGCGCCACGGCCAGCACGAGCACTGGCAAAATTAAAATGTTTGGATAAAAAAAATACACACGCATAGAATCTCCATGTTTTGGAGTTAATGGGTGTGTATGCGTGTATTGTACTTTATCTTTGAGCAGCGTCAAGTTTTCGCGTTGCAATGCCCGGCTATCCGCAAATCACATATAAGCCACACCCACCAGACAGCCAAGCAGATATACTGCAAAAGCAAGTACTATTATCCAGATTACTAAGGTTTTATTGGGCATATTTACTCCTCATTTGCAAGTTTTAATAACACATCTGCGTGGCAAGGTTTATCCAGTGGACACCAGCAGGCAAGGTCTTTGCCTTTAACAGCTGAAATTAAACTCGGGTGATTTTTAACCCATTGCTCATACCACCGCACAGCATCTCGCAAGGCCTTATCTCTGTATGCATATTTCGCTAGTACTTTGTAGTTATTATCCACATCGATTAAATCGTATCCTGATACAAGACCCGCTCTAACCATGTATGGATTCCCCCATTTGGTTGGCCGCCCAACATACACAGTATTTTCTGGCATTTTCCAGCCTTTAGTTCTTTTGCGTTGTATTCGTTTAGGCATTTTCTTGCTCCATTAAGTACATTGCTATTTCTTTACCCATTTCTCGCTGCATTCGTATTGTCAAGTCAACCATGCCTCTATCCTCGCCACCTGTTACCTGGCTCATTTTTAACAAGCGGTGGAATTTATCTATGTCAATAGTAGGCTCTTTAAGCCCTCTCATTACTCCGCGCTCTTGGGCGTCTTTTAGCTTGTTTATAAAATCACTCATTGTTATGTCTCCCTTTCTCGCGGATGGTTTCTTTCTCCGCTGCTTTTTCTGCATCCTCATAAGTTTTGAAAAACCTATCCGTATATGTTTTTTCATCGACCTTAACCATCCAGATTCTCTCGAAGGGGCAAAAATGCGGCGTCAGTTCATTTCCCACATCACAGGGTTCTATACTTCTAACATACCATACTTTATCAACACCCGGCACAAACGGCGTGCCGTCTACGTATTTTGGTAGTTTGTCGATGATCTTAGCCTGCGATTCGATTAGCTCATACAATTCAAAGCAATCATCCTCATCTAAATTCATGTGTGCGTTTGCGCAGCACAATTTCTCTTTTGCTTGTTCTTTAGTTATCATATTTATTTCCTTTTCTATCATTGTTCATAAGTTAGTATTAAACCCAAATATACAATCCCTGCACCGATTGACGCCAGCTTGCTTTAGTTGTGCCTCAACTATCGCGGCTATCTCGGTACGTTTATATGGCGGGTTGATAATTTGCAGTACTGAGTTAGCAATACGTGCCGCCAACTCACCATGCAGGTCGTTGGGCTTGGTATCTTTTTGCCGTAGTAACTCGGCTATCATATCCTGGCAAGTATCGATATCAATACCAGTATCATCGCTTAACCGCCGTGCGGATTGATTTAGTTTCTGTTGGTCAGTCATTTGGTACTCCTGGTACTTTGATATTTCCATTCAGCCACTCAAAAAATCCAAGCAGCGACTCACGACTTATGATCACTGCGCTATGATTACCATCCTCATCGATATCATCTATTATTAAATCGTCGCTTCGTGACTGGAAAGCGATTAACTTACCTCCGTGTTTGTATTCATATATATAGTCTTTCATACTTCCATCTCCAAATATGCGTTAATAAATTCAGCCGCTACTTGCGGCACGATTGCGTTACACCCCCGACTTCTTCTTACACTGTTTTACCAGCCAATCTAAGTATTTATCACTTGGCCAGTAATTTTCATAGCCTGCTATTGTTTTGTTTTTAACGCCATATAACTGTGCTATTTGTTTGCGGCTAAATCCAAGATACTCACGCCTTTCAATTGCCAGTTCAGGCGGCCAGCAGTCATAGCAAGTACCGCACATAAGGCATTTAACCCCGATATAGCCATAGATACCTTTGCCTCGCCGGCAACAGATATCGCAATAAAAACTATCCGACACATCGCAGCTAGCTAAGTATGATTCATCGGTCGCTATGTGTAGTAACTTATTCATTTATTCGTATCGGTATTTTTTAATATCACCGGTCGAGATTATTATTTTTCATCGCCTGTAAATTCGGTTGATTTTCGCAGGTCGGGGCTTGCCACTTGATACGCTCGCCGTTTAGATAGTATTTTCTACTCATTTTTATATCTCATTCTCCAGCTATCTAAGGCCGCTGGTAGCCTGTGTTAATTATTACCCCACCGCTCAGCCATAGCATCCGCAATGCCTTGGTAAGTTTTGCTTCGTAGCTTTGCTCTATCCTTTGATGGCGGCAGATTATTTTGTCCGGACTTAGTCTGGTTTCCCCAATGCCCGGAATTATCACTATCTATATACTCAGTGTCATTTAGTGGCGGCAGGCCTTTAAGCCATAAGCAAGTGGCTTTGCTGGCATCGTGACCAAACTGCCAAGGCTGGATGATTTGGTCTGGCTTGCGATATAAAGTGCTCATAATTCCCACGGGGTTTTCAATTGCCACCATTGGCACGTGATCTAATTTTGTAAACAGCATAAAAAACGACGCTGATACGTACTGACGCCCATCTTGCTTTTTATCTTTGAAGTACCTTGCGCCGCTGACTGACAAGTCTGTACATGGCGGGTGTGCAATGACAATATCCCACGGATATCCCAATATATCTCGCACATCGCCTTGGTAATGCGGCCCTGGGTTATCGGTAAGCAACAAGTCACAGCTTATTGCTTCATGACCTTTAGCGATAAAGGCATCTCGAACCACGCCACTATATTCACAAGCTACAAGTATTTTCATTCGTTTATCTCCCCACATTTTGGGCAAGTGTCATACACAGCGCCCCAAACGGCGCCGCATGTTTTGCAAGTTTCAAAATCATCTTTTAGGGTTTTTATTTCCACTTCGACAAAATATTCCTTTTCTTTGCGCTGGCGATAAACATATTTATTACTTTTGTCGCCATCATCAATACCGATTGCATCACAAATACCATCTTGTACATGCTTCAAACTACCAGCGTTGTTATCCTCATCCAAATATCTTTTACCACAGCGGGTCAGTATTATTAACCAGGGCTTAGGCGGCAGCTTGTTATTACACGCCTGCAGCGAGTACATATATGCCCCGCTGCGTTGATTTTTTGCGCGTTTGGCTTTTTTCGCCCAGTGTTCGCTCTGATTGGCTTCACTTACTGTTTTAATGGGGATCGTAAATTTCATTTTGACTATCCTCGTAGATCTTCAAACCAGCTGTCTGGCACCCCGTCCCACGCTTCAGTGCCTTTTTTTATGGCTATGTCTAAGTCGCAGTCATAATTCGGGTCGAGTTCAAAAAGATCACAAACCGCGTAAATATCCCAGCCCAGCTCTTTGGCTATGTGGTATTCCAATTGCGCGCCTTTGGAGTTTTCGCAGCCTTCCAGCTGACAAAGCGCATAGCATTTTGTCATCATGTCCGTGATATCCCGGGTCAAATAATCCCGCCAGCACTTTTGCTCATGACCTTCAGCAGGATTGATTATTTTCCAGCCTCGCTCCCGTAACATTACTGCGACATGATTAAACCGGGGCCGATTGAATTCTTTAATACCGGTCATCGGTCCGGAAAGATAAATGTGATCCGCGGCTTGGTTGCTCTTGTCCTGGGCTTGCAGGGCGCAATTGATACTGTGGTTAATAATTAGCGCAAGCTCATGTTTCAGCGACGGCGGACTGACCGTGCCATACACCAGGTTGACAGCGTTGTGGACGCTACTGGTCACGTCCACATCAGGATTATTGACATCCACCAGCTCGCGACTAAGGCTGTCGATGGATTCCTGACAGGAGTCTATGAGGGCCTGAGTCGGTTCTTCGGGGTGGCTGATATCGGCAGCCAGTCGGTATGCGGCATTTTTGAGTTTTTCAATCATTGGGAGTTTTTTTTCATCGTTCAAATTTGTATTTTTTGATGTCTTCACTTTTCAAAATCACCTTGCCGGCTCGCGTGATGCCGGATGAGTTATATTTTTCGCTGCCGTCAAAAGCGATCAGCGTGTCTTTATTTTTTTCCGGATCGAACTCGGCCAGTGTGGCGGTGGCAATCTCGGATTTTTTGATCGCCGACAGCAGTGGCTTGGGCGTCCAGCCTCCCTCGGGCGGAGAATGATTGCTGGCGTTTCCCTGGCTCTGCCAGTCGCCTGGGTCATCGTCGTAGCGCCCATCGGCGAACCAGCTCGCCGGGTGCGGGCGAAAATCAGTCTTGCCAGGGGCGGGGGGTTGACCGGCGGGGCTGGCGGCGTATTTTTCCGTGGCGGTGAGTACGCGCCCGGCGATGTCGCCAATTTCGCCGGCTGCGACGCAATCGCCCACCGCCTCGATTATCGCCGCGATTGCTTTACGTTTGCCCACCTGCCGCGGGTAGGCGGCGTAAATCTGCTCGGCCTGGGCGAGGGTGATGCGGTGTTCTGTCTCGCTGTCTGGCGCATTTTCCTGCTGATTTTTTTCCGGATTCGATTTTTCCAAAATTTCTTTTTTTATATTTTTTTTCTTATATTCTTTCTCTTTCTCTTTCTCTTTCTCTGGTAGCGCTTTTTGTAGCGCGTTTGTAGCGCCGCCAGCGCTACATGAGCGCTTCACGGGTTTTTCGGCGTCGTTTTTGGCTCTGGATTTAGTCACACGCCGGTTTTTTTGCGCACGTTCCTTTGCAGTTTCACCGTTATGGTGTTCAAAGTTGGCCATATAAACTTGTTCGCCTTGACTGTCTTCGCCAAGCCACCCCACTTTTACCATCGCCGCGCAAAAATTTGTAACGCCGGCGAGACGGTCAAGTAGCGCTTTTGTAGCGATTGGAGCGCCACCGTCTTTTGTGTGCGCGTCAAACCAGGACCAGACTCGCAGTAGCTTACCTGCTACCGCATCCGGGTCTATGCTCAGCTCGTCGGCTATCTGCCACACTTCTGGCTTATCAGGCAGTTCGTGTTCTATTTTTATCCAGGGCATTGCTATCCTTTTTTATTTATTATTTTTTAATAGACTCGTCTTGTTCTTCGCATCTGGTCAGGGGGGCGCTGTTAAACAAGCAGTCATCACAAAACCACTCCAGTGTTTCACCGACATTATTAACTTCCGGATAACAATCACAGCAAGCGTTATCCTCTTCCAGCCAGTCAAATTCAATTAAGGATTTTCTGTTGTGTTTACCACTTATTTTGACTACTGATCCGGCCGGCGTTCTGTATGTTCCATTTTTCAGCATTTTTATATTCCTCGTCTTCTTGGTAGGGCAGGCCCTGTCCCGCCATTGCGGCGAAGCCGCAGCCAAATCCTGAAGGCAGGCCAGGGCCTGCCCTACAAATCATTTTCCAAAATGATCCTCAACTTTCGTCATACTGTCTCGCAGCGAAGCGTAAATCTTTTTAAGATTCACCAGTTCATGTTCAGTTGTGGCATTTATATCATGGCCCAGTCGGGCTTCTATCATTTGCTGCGTGACTTCGTACTCCTTAAATGCTTTTGTCATCTTGTCGATCCGCTGCGCTAGCGGCTCTTTGTCTCCATCTAAAAGAGTTTTCTCACACTCCGCCACCGCATCCTCTACTATGTCAATCGGGATAATCGACAGTATGCAGCTGCGCAGCAGGCGAGCGGCATTATTGGCGCATAGTTCATATATTTCGCGCGGGTCCGTTAGTTCATAATCCCCTCTTTTAGTGTGGCGAATATGTTTAACTTGAAACACTTTCGCTTCTCTGGTATTTGTTTCCAGGTCGATTGCAAACGCCATCATGGTACTTTCGCCGTTCGCCTGTTCTAATTCGCGCACGCCGAATTCGATGTTTCCCCAGCTTCGCGCCAATTGCTCGGCCAGGCGAATGCTGGCACCGGTCACGGTAGTGCCACCCTTGGGATAGCTATAAACGGCATTTTCCGCCAGCCCGCGCCGCTTACAGGCTTTCATGATTTTTTCAACTGCCAAATCTTCATCGCGCGGAAACCTTTTAGCTGATACTATTTGCGCCTGCACTTCCTGGGCTTCGCGCTGGATGGCAGCATCAATCATCTCTCCGCGGTTTTGCAGTTTGTCCGCCGGCACAAAATCAATTCCGGACTCGTTTTTTATTTTTTGTACTTGTGTGTTACTCATATTTTTTACCTCATGGTTTTGGGTTTGGTTAAATAGTTGCGGCGGTGTTGCGCCGGGGGTTATAGTTTGTAGTGGGTCGGTTTGGCTTTGCATATTTGTGTGTTTGGGTTTAGTCATCCTCGCTTTTCGTTATACCGGTCATCCCAGTTTTGCCGACTCTGATATCGATATCCATTTTTAATAGTTCGATATCAATCCTTGCGGCAGTTGCGAGATCATTTTTAATATGAGCGTCAAAATAATTCCGCAATAGCCAAAG